TGCGGAACTTCTCCATCTGCGGCTGGTTTGCCGTAACCGGCACGCCGCCACCGTCAGCGTAAATGTCCGGCATATTGATGGGGGGGCGATGCCCCGAACCGTCGCCCGTCAGACCCTGTTGCGGGCGCACCCTTCCGCCATCGGCTTTGGTGATGTCGGCGTCGGTAATGGCGCCCTTCATCTTCTGCAATGCCGACGCCTCGGCATCCGCTGCCCGCACTGCGGCGTTAAATCCCGTGGCAAGTTTTTTGAAGTCAGGCATCGATTTCCCTTTTACACCGCATACGGATTAACACGCTTGGGCATCGCGTCAATGTAGTCCTCGTCGTCATCATAACGAGGCTCCGGGTTTATATCCAACCATCCGCTGTCTTTCAGGTATCGAATTGCCTGCGTTGCGCTATCCACAAAGTCGTCGTGCGATGAATCTGGGAATGCACATAACTGACTCAGAAACCCTTCGCACCAGTCTTTCACATAGCCCTTATGGACACTGCTCTCCGGTAACCAGACCCTGCCGGTGGCGAAGATCGAGGCGGTGATCTGGAGGCGCTGCATCTTGTCAGCCTTGCCCGGGTTCCACGGGATTACAGGCAGGTGGGCGTACCTCAGTTCCTGAATGAGCGAAATGCCTGCGGCCTTGTCCTCAACCAGAATCAGGTCGGGCCGCTTGGCATCCTTGCCTTCGCCATACGAGACACGCCACTCGTCCAAGACCTTAGGTTTTAGACGAGGGAAGTCGAGATACTCGGCCCAGCAGTCGATCAGCAGGACAGACATCGGGCCATCCATGGGCTTGAATACGCCCCATGTCGTCATGGCCGTCGGGTCGTTATAGGTCTTCTCGCTGAAGGCGCAGTCATAGGACTGGATGATGAACTCAAACTTGGGGAACTCTTTGCCCGCAGGCCAGAGTTTGAACATTTCCCGGTTGACGACCTTGCCTTCTTCTAGATCGACAATCTCGCCCAGCACCTCCTGCTGGTACAACTTCGATCCCTTGTACTGCTCCAACTGATTGCGGAACGAGGGCGCGAGGTTGGCGGCGTTCTCGTAGGTCGAGGCGCGGTCGACGATCACATCCTCACCCTCACGGCCCACCAGTTCGAGGATCAAGTCCTTGGGGCGCGGCGTCGTGGTCACAATGACCTTGGGGCTGTCGCCCAGCCGCAGGCCGAACTGCATCATGTCCCATGCGTCCTGAAGGTACTGGAATGCGGCCAACTCGTCACACCATGCGAAGTGCCATTGCGGGCCACGCAGACGCTCATATGAGTCGGCAGAGATGCCCCGGATGCTCGAGCCATTGACCAGTTTGATCTGGTGATCCTGCTTGTTGTAGTCCAGCACCAATTGGGGCGGAATACAGGCCAGAAGGCCGGACTGGCCCTCAAAACAAGTGAACTTCAAGTCGTTCGAGGTCGGCGCCAGCACCAGCCCTCGGGAGCCGGGGGTGACCCAGCACCACCACCACAAGGCTTCGGCTGCGGAGCGGGTCTTACCCGCACCCCGGCCAGCCAGCAGCATCCAGACATGGTAGTCCTGCTCCAGCGGTGGCGGGATCTGGTATCGGTGGGCACCAGAAACCCATTCAGCGTGCGCCAAGACGGCAACCTGACTCTCCGGGGACTCGGCATCGAACTCCCGGGCCAGTTCTTCGTCGAGGTGTTCAACCAGCACGCTTTGCCATCTCCATGTTCTTGATCAACTCGAAGAGACGGCTTGACCCGGTGTCCTCGGTCTTAATCGGTACACCCTCGGGGTCTCCTGCAACCTGCACCTTGTCGCCGTACTTGCGGGGCTTCAGCTTGGCCGCGACCCATTTGCGGGCATCCACCCTCAGGCGCATCCAATTGACGTAGGCCGAGTCGAACCGGGTGTTCCCGTCCTTATCGCTCGTCTCCATCGGCATCTCGTCGGCGATGGCCTGAATCTCGTCAGCCAGCGTGTCGGCCTGATCCTCGCGTGCGCGGACGTACATCTCCGAAAAGTCAGGGTGGCGCGTCAACCAAAGATAAACCGTCGATTGCGCTGGCATACCGTCTTCCATGCATATCTGTCTCAATGGCTCTCCATTACTGAGCCTTACGCATATATCGGAAGCGATGTTGACGTTGTACTTGGTAGGACGGCCCTTGAGGGTCTTTTTCGGGGCTTTGGCGGGATTTTGCGCGGCGCTGGTACTTCCGCCTGTCTTGGCGGGCTTTACGGCCTTCTGCGGCGTTTTGCGCGGTTTGCTGGCAGTTTCAGGCATTACCCCTATTCCCCGTGAAAGTAAATGCGGTTCAGTGTAATCGATCCGCTTTCGGGACGCCAGTGTGGCTGCGCCAACACGGCTGGGGACTCCAATCGGACAAAGTGACAGCGCAGAATCTCACCGCTACTGCCCATCCCCATGCGTGTTGGCCCCGGCTTCAGGCCGGGAACCGATTCGGTTTCATTTAGCCATCAACTCGCAATTGACTCGCCTGTTATACTGATCGAAGCAATCCGGCTCGAAGTCAGTTATCGCCAACAGAAACCCAACGGCCACGAGAAACATTATACCAACCACAACCTTTTCCAGCAAGGTTTCTTGGGGTTGCTGGCTGGGCAGGTGACGCATCATCTCGTCGATCTCGTGCTTGTTCATGCTTGCTCCTTCAATCGGGCCACCTTGACCCGGATGTGACCCTCGCCGAAGTGGTGCATCAGGTACATCAAAAAGTCCTAACGCATGCTCGTGGTGTCGATTTCGATGGTGGCCTCGCGGTACATCACGATGCCGTCGGTGATCACCTTCGGATTTTCGTAGGTGACCATGTGCTGATGCACGCTGAACGTGGGCAGCTCGCTCATGCTGCCACCTTGTTGATTTTGAGCTGGCGCTCGCGCAAGGCGTCGATCTCAGCCCACAGCTTGACGTAGTAGGGATCGTCGGTGGGCAGGTCCTTGTGCAGGGCCAGCGTGTCGTGGCAGTCGAACAGGGCACGACGGCAGGTGTACCAGTCGTAGCCCCTGACCTTGTTGGTAAACACCTCGTGCCATTGGCCGTAGTTCATGCTGCTGCTCCCTCAGCGGCCAGCACGCGCTCGATGGCGACCTTGAGTTCGCGGGCCTGATCAAACGTCAGGGTGCAGCGTGCGCCGCCACCGCTGATCTGAATCGATAGCCACAGCTCGTTGTCGTCAAACTTGTCGACGAACACCGACTCGTACTGCTCGGTGGTCTTGATTTGGGTCTGAAGATCTTCGCTCATGATTCGCTCCTTTTCGCTGTTGATGATGTAATTGTACATTAAATCAACGAGGGGTCAATACCCATCGTGAGAAAAGTATTCGCCAACCTCTTGCTCGATGCGGCTGGTGTCCTTGTCGGTCAGCTTGCGCTCAAGCCACGGGGCCTTGCGGCCACGGCGGTCCAGCACGTCGAACTCGCACTCGGTGTAGCCGTAGTAGTCCATGTCGCTGGCGGCGTGGTAACTGTAGCTGCCCTTGACCGACTCGTAGTGGCTCACGCCAATGATGCAGGGGATGCCTGCCACGCGGGATTCGATTTCGGCGATGTACATGGCGATTCGCTTTCGTGGTTACCGGTCACATGACCGTAATTGAATTTTAACACAACCTTAAACCTTGTCAACCCCTTTTTTGACTTTTTTTAGGGACTTTCCCTAATGCCTTGCGGGCGGCAATCTCTCGCTGAAGGATGTGCCAGAACGGGGACTCAATTGGCATGGGGCTTGTCCTCCAATCTCGGCCACGATGTCTTGAGTCGCTTGAGCAACTCCACCAGCACCAGTGCGTCGTGACTGGTGGCCGTCGTGATGTACCGCTCGATCTCGGCCACGATGTAGTCGCACCCGTGGTCGAAGCCCTTGATGTAGTTGATGTTTGCGGTGCTCTTGGGGTCAAACATGGCTCACCTCCTGACGGGCCTCTTGACGGCCCCTTTCGACGAAATAGCGGGCGTCTGACTGGTCGATGAGGGCTTCCCCTTGGATCATGTGCCTGATGGTCTCTGCGACCGCTCTAGCCTTGTCTGCGGTGGTTGCCTTCTCGTACTTGTAGCCTGCGTTGATGTAATCTGCCTGCGCGTGTTTCATGTTGGTCTCCTCAGTATTCCTCAACGGCTGGTGACTTTGACGCTGAACACAGCGGTCGTCTTGGTGTATTTGGCGATCAGCTCGGCGGTGATGCCAAGAGCGGCGCAGAGGGCTTTGTAGTCAACCGTCGAACGGTTGGCTTCGACGTAGGTGGCCTTGAACAGTTCGCCCTCGACAACTTTGTCGCCGCCTGCGGAGGCGTTGTCTTTGATGGCGTCCTTGATGGCATCGGCCTGCTTGGTGAGGTCGGCAATCCGGGCCAGCAACTCGCCGAGGTTATCTACGCTGGACTTGGTGATGACGTGGTTCATTTTGATCTCGCTTTCGTTGGTTACCTGCCTCGCACAATTGCTTGGTCAGTGAAGATAGTTTAACACCGACTTAAACGATGTCAACACCTTTTGCTAAATATTTTTTTATCGTTTTCCCTGACCCCATAGGTTTTTTCTAAGTCCCTGATTCCATGGGTTTTTTCTAAGAGCGCCCGGGTGTCGGCCAGCAGGTCAGCCTCATCGAACCCCCAGCGCTTTGAGAACCCCTTCGTGCCGAGGCCGTGGAGGCCCGTGCGGCCCCTGTGATGCTCCGGGCATAGTGGGATGACCTCCCAGTGGCTGGAGCGCCTCCCAGCCCCGGTTCCGGCCCTCGGATGATGCAGTTCTGCCGGGGTGCCCGGATAACCTATCCGGCGGCATACGGCACAGCCCAGTTCAGCCACCCGGCTCATGTGTTTTTTCTCAGCCAGCGTAGTCATTCTGTCACCCAACTTCTCCTGTTTTAGTAGCGTGTTTGCACGCACTTCATTCGCGGTGTCCCCACACCAGCACTGGCGTATGAGGCCCGACATAGGCACCTTCGATGTTGAACTCGATGAACTCTCTGGCTTCCTCCATATCGGTCATGCCGTCCCGTCGCATCAAAATTTCGAGAATCTTCTCGGCGTCGTACACGATGACGTTACGCCGCATTCCTGTGCTATCCCACACAAGGGCAGGACCAATGATCGCTTCGTCAAAACCATCTATACGCAACATCAGAAAGGATTCCTTGTTTTTTTCTGCTCCGGCGTATCGAACGGCGCATCCTGTCTGTTAAACAACTGTCTACTAAACGGCTACCCCGTGAAGAACCGCTTGGATATTGGTGCCGGGTAGAGGAATCGAACCCCCGACCTTCTGATTACAAATCAGATGCTCTACCGGCTGAGCTAACCCGGCACGCTAGGGATTATATCGTTGCCTTTGCTTCAGCCCTGTTGTTGGCCTGCTCGGTGCGCCAGATTTCCACTCGGGCCTGTGCGCCGATCAAGTCCCACCGTAACTTTTCCTCAACCTCGACAGCCTCCCTCAAACCCTTGAGTAGTGCCACATAGTCGTCGTGTGCGTATGCCTCTCGTTCCTGCGCCCCGATGGCCGACTCCATAGATCGTTTCATCAAAATCGCTTTCAGGCTCTTTCGATACTCTTCGAGATACACGCGCTCCGACTTTGCTTTTGCAAACTTTTTTGCATTCAGCAGAATGTAATCAACGGCCTCGTGCGGGTCTCGGTTTTCAGTAGACATCGCGGCCCCCAACCTTTCTCCTGTTGCGCCGGATCACCAGCCCAACAAAGATCAATACACACACCCAAAACATGACACCAGACAGCGCCATGAATGACCAAAAGAAATCTCCAAAAGTTTCAAACATTGCCTTCCCCTTTTACTCGTTATCATTTTTTTCCTTTGCTCTCATCATGGCCCGCGCCACGGCGTAACAGTCTTCTGCGTTTTTGTCATCCCCCCCCGGCTCCCATTTCATCTTCAGCATTGCAAACATTGCGAAGATGTCGATCAAACTTGGCTCGTTCACTGCGCCACCTCCTGTACATGAATCTTTAGCATTCCGCCGACACTCGGCGCCCAGTAAATCCTCAAGTCCGTTATCAGCCCGTCGTCCGTCCATACGCCCGCGTGAGTCAAGGAGTCCAGCACCGCCTTCAGTAGGTTGTCCAAGTCCCGCTTGCGGTTGTCCGGCCTCCATGCCTCGATCACCACCCGCAACTTGTTCTCGTAATGCTTTGCTCCGCGCTGCACCAGCACTTGATCGGCGACGGCTTTTCGATACGACCTCCCCTCGGCGCTGATGATCATCCGCCCCTGAAAGGTTCTCCAATATTTGTTTACGCTTGGGGGCCATGGCAGTACCAGTTCAATCATTTTTGTTCATCAATGCCATCTCAAATTTCATTTCCACTCTCCATTTGTTCCACGATTTCCTTTGCTCCACTGCTCTCGTACATCTTGTTCCAAATTTGACCACGGATGTAATTCATTCCATCCTCTGAGAAATCTGTACGCTGCATCACGATCTTGTATTCGCCTTTTGATGACCCAACGAACGAGACAGCGGTGCCTAAGTTCGTCGTCCCCTTCGCCCTCTCGCCAGTTTTTGTAATGTTCATAACCATCGCCGATCTTGACTGCCATCAAAACTCACCGGCGTTATCAAATTGCATCGCTATCGCTCCGTGCATTTCAGTGAACTGTTGACTTTCTTTGTCGTACCAAAGACTGAACCAATCCTCAGCCTCACCATTGCGTTGCTTCTCGCACATCAGCATGGCATCAGGAATCTTTTCATCCACGGTGCCTTTTTTCTGGGCGTCGTGTTCTTTCTTTTTGTTCCGGTACATCAGCAAGATATTGTCAACTTGATCCGCAATCGCGCCGGTTCCTTTGATATCGTTTTTGTTGGGCTGCATCTCTTCGCTTTGCAACTTGCGGATGTGATGAATCAAATGAACGTGAATGTTGTGATCGCGGGCCACAGCAGTGATCTCATCAACAAACGCTTTCTGGGCGTTGTAGTCGTCTTCACCGGGCACGCACTTCATGAGTGAGTCGATGAACACATGGGTCACGCCTAACTCCATCGCGCAATACCGCGTGACCGCGATGACCTGATTGGTGGTTACCGTACCCTGCTGGTCATAGAGCCACAACTGATCACCAGCAAACCGGTGAAACCGATCCAACAACTTGCCCACATACTTGTCCTTCGATTGCAGCCGAGGCGCCTCTGGGTTCTCGCCTGAAAACTGTCGCAGCATTCGATAGATCGTGCGCTTTGGTTTCATCTCGAACGACTGGATGCAAATCTTTTGATTCTGCTTGATTAGGCCAAGCGCAATCTGACCGGCAATTAGTGACTTGCCACCACCGTTTGAGCCAGCGTAAAGGGTCACCTCGCCCGAGCGGAAGCGAAAACTGTGTTCGGTCTTTGACCACGGCATCGTCTGCGTGACTTCACGGTGCGGCTGGCTTAACTCCGTCCGCAACTCATCGATGATCAGACCAACCTCGCGCACCTTGTTCGTGATGTCAGTGGCGTGAAGATACTTCTCGACATCGATATCCTCGGGCTTCAGTAATCGAACCCGGCGGGCTTCGTCCAACGCTTTTGCCCGCTCCATTACGCTAGATATTTGCATAGTGCATCACCTCTTCAATTCGCTGTTGTGCCACTTTCAGTCGCTCGTTATCTTCGTCGCTCAACTTCTTGCCCTTCCGCACATCGCTGGCGCAGATGCTCACGACCAGCGCCTCAAAAGAAAGAATGCGAATCAAGTCGCTTGCATAAAACGCAGGCTTGAGTCTTTTCTTTCCCCTGACCGGGTAGTCCAGCCGCTTGTCGTCGGGCGGGAATAAGTCACCCATGTCCATACCCATGGCCGATACCACGCTCTCAACCTGACACCCGGCAAAACAATGCAGCAGGATTCGGCCATCGTCCACATAGCGGATTGCCAACGACGGGCCTTTATCGTCATGGGCCGGACACCGGGCAGTCCACGAGCCGTTACGACCCTTGACGCGCTCCAGCCTTCCAAGCAACTGCTCGATGTTCGTCATCTGACCCTCCGTCCCAAAACCCGAATTTCAATCGAAAACTGTCTGCCCAGGCGCAGGAACTGGGCATGGGGTACTGACCGGATGAGTTCGCACTTCACCGTCGTCTATGACGCTTGCGTGCTCTATCCGGCTAAGGTGCGCGCGCTCGCTCCACACCTATACTATGCTAGCGCGCGCGCGCTCCAACGCAGGGGAAAAGCCCCCGCCCTAGGCGGCGGGGCTTTACTTTTCCCTTTCCTGCGTTCGCATGCGCGCGCATAGCGGGCGCATAGCTAGCGCATAGCTAGCGCATAGGTTGATGTCGTCGATCTCTTGCTTGGTCATGATTTCTACCAGATCAGGATGTATTGCCATGCGCCCGTGCCTCTCATATCCAAAGAACCCTTTCGCTCGAGGTAGTGTTTATGAGCGCTAACTCGCTGTGGCCTTCGACGGCAACAACGAATCGAGGCGCAGGCCCAGCCGACTGACGGCGACTAACGCCTCGGTACGGTTCGATACGTTGAGCGCGCGCAATATGGCGGTGACATGAATCTTCACCGTACCTTCCGCGAGATCGAGCGCGCGGCAGATTAGCTTGTTGGATTTTCCCTGCACCAGGAGCGCTAGCACTTGTGCTTGCCGTTCCGTCAGCCCGATGTCTAGCCTCCAGTGGCAGTACAGGGTTCAGGCGCGAAACGGCATCCTCGAATCGCTTTTGGAGCACAACTTCATCGTGGCTCTCTCGCTCGGGGTGGTGCCCATCGGGGCCGATGTCCTCCTCACGTTCGATGTTGTAATCGAGCGAACGCAGTTGGTCCAGCAGCGCTTGCTCCACAGCGGACTCTGATAGGAATGCCATATTGCGATCCTCTATAAATTCGATTACTTGCAACTCCGGGCCGCTAGAGCGCTGTAAAACGAATCTATGACTCGTAGCGTTTTTCTCATTCCGTTCCCCTCAGAGAAAATTTGACGGCTGATTTCGGCGAATCTTTGCTGTTCTGTCTGAGGAGGAAGGAAAATATCTAAGTCGAGAAATTTTTCGACGGGCGCTCGACGTCGTCGTTGCACTGTTCCAATAGAGATACCGTCGAATTTGTGCCGCATTGCGGCGCCCTTCAACGCACGTCCAATAAGGAACGGATCGAATCCTTCTTTGATTTTGAAAATCGCATACGCTGGGGACGTTATGCCGAAATCAACAACTGTGCATTGATCTATTGCACCCGCCCACAGCAGATATGGGTTGTAGACAATGTCTGTGAAATAGACTGCCTTGTATGATGACGTATCCTCGGTTGCTACCCTTTTCGAAAAGCGCTCTCGCTGCAATATGAGCCCCGCGTTTTCGGTACATGTAAGGATCTCCGGTTCGGTTCTATCTCCCAAGACCTCCTCGGACAACTCAAGTAAATCAGATAACTTAAATTCTTCTAGCTCCCCTGAGTATGGAGAGGCGTGTTGCCAATCTGGAAGAGACAACAACTCGCCGATCCTGGATCGGCGCGTCTTTGACTCTGCGAACTCCGCTCGTAGTGTTTCAGCAAACGGCAGAAGTATCTCCTGCGCATCATCAAAATTATCTGCAAGTGGTGCCTCGATATAAGCAGCAGGAAAAAGTGAATATCCGTTGGATTTTATTTCCTCTAAATTGACCTCGCGACAGAAGCCGGGTTGATCGGCATATGCGCTTTCACTGCTCAGCGATCTCCACGCCCTGAAGGTTGTGGCAATACGCAGAACGTCATCTTCGGTTAATACGCTATGAGTGCGATTTTCTGCTCGGCCTAATCTGCTGGCATCAATAAATAGTGTTTTGTTCTTTCTATCTCTGAATTTTCCCTTGTTTTTATTTCTTGAGATAACCCAAATGCTTACAGGTATGGGTGTCGTATAAAACAGCTTTCCTGGAAGAGTAACAATTGCTTCAACTAGATCATCATCGACGATCCCCTGTCGAATTTTTGACTCCGGCTCGTTGTCTGAGGATAGGGCCATAATTGCCAATACGAAGGCAGCGGAACCATTTGGCGAGAGATGGCTAGCGAAGTGCTGAATCCACGCGTAGTTGGCATTGGAGGCAGGAGGGGTGCCGTACTTCCACCTGTAGTCATTGGTAATCTTCTCTCCGCCCCAATCCGAGTCGTTGAAAGGTGGATTGGCCAGGATGTAGTCCGCTTTCAAATCCCGCAGTTCGTCTTTATGAAAACTTCCTTCGTTGTTCCAGCGAATATCGGAGTCGATACCGCGCACAGCCAGATTCATTTTGGCCAAACGCCACGTTGTATAGTTTGACTCCTGTCCGTAGATGGCGATATGCCAGCGCTTGTGCATCGCCAGAGTAATCTGCTTGCGCGCATCGCGTTTGGCGTTACTGGGCGTGTAGCGGTTGTCAGCCGTTATCGCAGCATCAACCAATTGACGGACTCTGACGCCATCGAGCG